ACAATCTTCACGTCGTTGCCTTTTTTGGCTAGAACTGCGGATTTTTTGTTTTTGCCCGGTGTTCTTTTTGGTTGGTTATAACCTGAAAATGTTTCGCCTCGGTATTGCAATCGACCCGAAGGCAGTCGTTTTACATCCTTGGTCGTCGCCATTAACTAAAACCTTTTCGCATGTACAAGATTACGGTGTATGTATCTGCGGAGCTTGCTCCGACTGTCGTAAACTTCACGTCGCCAGTTTTTCCGGTGCCCGCATTGTTCGTCAGGCCGCCAAAAATACTATAGTCGTGATCACCGCTTTGGTTTTCACCCAACTCAATGATAAAAGCATCGGAGTCCGCATCGAACAAAAGCTGCACTTTCATGCCTATGCATTGCCACCAGATGCGATCGATGGTGACACTAGTACAAGCATCACCATCGGCGCTGTTTTGCAAAGCTGACACGTCCACTTTTGTGACTGCAGATTCGCCGGTCCCATCTGAGATGTTAGTCAGTTTTAGGACTGCAAATTTGGGACCATCAACTAGTGTTTGCGAGGTTACTGCATCAGCCATATCAAACTCCTAAGATGCGTCAGCGGAACTACTGATGCCAAAGAACTTTAATACAATAACGGTATCGCCGCCCGGATCACCAGAGACTACAAGCTCTACTTCGTCAGCCGTAGCGCCTGCTGCAGTAGTGGCGCCTCCAGACATCCCGAGCACGCCGTTGCATGGGAAAAAGCCTTTGAAACCAGTGCTGTTTACTGCTGCAGAAATACCATCGACAAAACCGTCGGTATCCGCGTCAGTGCCGATGTCGTTCAAATTCACCGCGTTAGCCGCAGCGGTTGTAACAGCAACGGTTACACCCATAGGAATGAAGTTAACCGGAATCCCAATCGATCCCTCTTTTCCTGTAGTGGCGCCGTCAGCAACAGTGATTGTGGTGGTATAAGTCTGCAACGTCATGGTGCTTGTGACACCGCCAGTGGTTGCGTTCTTAGTTATATCTTGAAAACCGTTTTCCGAACGGACCGGTCCATTGAAAGTCGTATTAGCCATGTTGAGCTCCTGTCTTGGCTAGTGTCAGACACGGGATGCGTCTGTCAGGATTTCCCAACAATAACTAATCAACAGGCAAAAAGAAAGGGCGACAATGTCGCCCTTCCAAAGCAGCAAAAGCTTGCTTTACGCGCCCGGAGTACCAAACACGGCACGCCAGTCGCTGACGCCGAAAGAATATCTTTCGCGAGCTTTAAAGCGCATGTTGCCGGTGTCAAAGTCCCCTTCCATCGCTGTCTTGATGGGGGTTCTGTTGAACAGTTTGAAGCCGTTAGGAGCGTCTGTCTTGATGAAGAAAGCGTCACTGTCCGTAAGGAAGTGGTTCACTACTGCACCGTCAGGAAGCATACCCATTGACTTGTTGGCGTTAATATCATTATCCGCCGTTCCGGGTCGCAGGTTCGAGTTCAGCACTCGTTCTGCGATGAACTGCAGTTCTTTTGGAATGATTAATTTCATTCCGCGAACGGCAATTTTCAGACCTCTTTCATCGGTCATACCAGCAATCTCAATCAGCATCTGCTCAAGCGAAGTCTCGTTGAGATCCGCAGCAGTTGCCAAAAGGTTTGTCTGGTTGCCAGAGATAGAGGGGTGAGCCGCTGAACAAAGAGCCGCACCGTCACCAATTGGTGAACCAGTGCTGAATGCATTGTTCAGAACGGTAGCAGCACGGATTTGCTTGGTTTGAGACATTGAACGAGCTAGTGCGCGTGTATAACGTGCCGCTAGACGGTCGTACAAATTGTCTTCTATGGCTTCCTCGGTGATCGAAAAAGCCAACGCGATTGTTTCCATCGTATATCGTGCAGTGTAAGTCTCCTGCGCGTCATCAAATGAAATAGCGGTGCCTTCTGATTTCACAGGGGCAGTACCAAATCCTGAAAGCATGACTTCTTCTTCGAACGCTCGGTCAGAAGTTTCTTCGTCAAAGATTTCAGCGTGCTCTTGATCGTAACGATCGTACTCCAAGCCGAACAAAGCATTTAGGCCGGGTTCAAGCTCTTTCGCTAATTGTGCGCGAGTAATAGGCATTGAATTTCTCCTACCTTATATGCCAGTTGTGGTGGCAGTGGTTTGTGAATCGAATCGAGCATTCGGTGAATTGTAGTGCGCATTAATGCGAACAATCAGCGGAATACCGGCTGAAGCAAAATCACTGTTAGCATCGTCATCGACAATACCCATGATTTTCAGCGGCAACGTAGCTGTAGTCGCAATAGTTGACACACCCAATGCCGAGTTTGATCGACCGGTGTCGGTTGAACCCGTACGAGCAGAAGTTCCAAGGCTTGCGTTTGCGAAAACAGCAGCCAAAGCAGTAGCGCGATTCGTCAGAGACGCATCACTAGCTACTTGGAACGTTTGCATCGGATTGTCAGCAACGAGAGCTTTGACAGGGAAGTTCGTGTCAACGCTTACGCTGTTTGATCCGGGCCAATAGTTTAAGAACGTGGTCTTTTTAGTTGTGCTATCGACGTACTCAACACCTACCAAAACCCCAAGGGCTTGCGTAGTACCGCCATCAGTAGCGCCAGCTTGGTCAATCACGCCTGCGGCGAGAGGGACAACAATGCTGTACTGGAAGATAGCGTTTGTATTGTCAGATGCGATCTCATACTTAGTCACACCTGTGGAGTTCGTCGCACTACCTACCAACCCAATTGGGCGTAGACCGTACGCGGTTTCCTGATTTGCCATAAAAGTCTCCTAATACCTAATTATTACGAGGACCACCAAAAGTAACACGAGATTGGCGTTCAGGTTTGCCAATCCGCATCGTTGAGTGTGCATTCTCGCGTAGGACATCAGTTTCAACAGCTTCAACTTGATCCGCATGCTTTTGTGTAAAGTAAGCGTTTCTTTCTGCTACTGTTTCCAGTGGAATCCTAGCTAGAAGCAATCCGCCAACTCCAAATACTCCTTCATATCTACCCGAATCTATTGTAGGGGCCTCAAAATCTGGATATTCGTCCCGTCGAACCAACTCATAACCCTCGCGTAGCCGAGCACTGATATTACTAGTGTCGTCATACCCACGGGTTTCTGCCCTGATCCAACGATGCTTATATCCATCCGGCGCGGGTGGAGCATCTAAATTTGACTTGGGGGACCACGGCGTGCGTTTAGCAGTCGCAGCCCTCGATGATTTTGCGCGAGAAGTCTTCTTGATAGCCTCAATCTCTCTGTCTGTTGAATCTGTCATGTCTACTCCTTCACGTACTTCGCGTATTCTTCAAGCGGCACTCCCAATCGTTTGGCAATAGTTACTTGGCTAGGGGAGAGTCTAACCTTTTTGCCGCGCCCGCCTTTCGACGGACGAGATACCCCGGCTACAGTTTGTGTAGTCCGGCGTGTATTCGTAGTCTCTTCTTCATCTGCAAACTTATGAGGAAAAGACTCTCTAATTCTTGAGTCCAAAGCACTATAGTATTCGTCACTAGTGCCGTCCATACCTTTTTCTTGGATCAATTCTTTGTGGATGCCAAAGGCAGCGAACGTCATAGCCGAATCTTCACCGAACCAAGGATTCGACTCAGCCCAATCTTCAGCGCGTGGATCTGGTCTTTGCGTCGCAGGGGCTGGCTGATAAACAGGCTGTTCAATCTCTGCTTGCACCTGAGCAGCTTGCGCTTCTCTTTGAGCTCGAGCTTGGGCGTGTCGATCTGCCGCTACAGCTAATTGCTGCATTTTTTCTTGCGCGGCTAATTGACGATCTGTGTCGCCTGTCTCGATCGCTGTTTTGTACTCGTCTTTGGCTCGTTGTTGTTCAGAGGAAACGCGGTTGCCATACTCATCGATATAACTTTTATCTAAGTTATGCAGGCGTTGTTTGACACTGCTGTTTTCTTGTTGAACGGCTTGAGCGTATTTGACGGCTTCTTCGCGTTCGCGTTCGGCCTCACGTGCTCTTTTGGTAAGCTGATTGATGCGCTTTTGTACGGACTTACCGTATTGTTCGTGTTCGTCTTCCGAAGACTCTTCAGTTACATCAGCTTCAGGCGTGCTTTCTGCAACCGTTTCCGGCGCATCTAGAACAATCTCTTGAGCGTCTTCTGTAAATTCTAGGTCGATTTGACCATCATCCGCTTCATGGGCGGGTCTTGACTCTGCCATGTGTTATCCCCTAACCGTGATAAATATCTTTCGGATCTAGAATTGTTCCTAAAATTTCGTCGTCATTTAGCATGCGAACTTCGCTACCAAAGGCAGCTTTCTTATCGCCGTTCAAACGAAACCTAGAACCAGCGTATCGGGCAAAAATTACCCAATCGCCTTCTTTGCACCACTCGCCTGTCGGATAACGTTCTTTATCTTTGTAAGCAAGAGGGCCAGCTTTGAGCACGTAACCGACCTGCGTCTGTATTACGTCCTCTTCTAGAGTTTTGGGGGCAAGTAAAATACCGCCGTCGCTTTTTTCAGGTGGGCGGAAAGGCATAATCAAAATGCGCCAGCCGGTTGGCTGCGGCAATCGTTCGATAAGCTCTTTGTCTACTAAGGACGGGTCTAAAACCCGGTTTTCATCTGCGACGTAGCAACCGGACACGTCCAGTGCTTCATTCGTATCAGGCATCTCTTTGTTCCTGTTTTTTAAGCATTTCAGAGAGTTCAACCAAAACGTAATCGCACGCTCTAATTTCACCCATGCATTCTCTGTAATGTTCCATATCTTTGATCCCGCCTTCAGACATGAGTTCCTGAATTTGGGCTTTGCGACCTTTTAATGTTTTTTGCACAAACTGTACGACATCTAGATCGTTCAATGAGTTTCCTCGTCGTTTATTATCCGAGCAACTCCGATACTATCGCGTTTTATGCGATTGTAAAGTCCCCGCCACGCAAAGCAGCGCCCATTCCACGTTTTTTACCGCGTGTAATTTTTGCTGTCATGGTGTTTGGAGTGGCTTCCTCCTTTGCAACTGCATAAGGAATGCTGCCCTGACCTTGAATTTCTGCTTTCGCCACGGGCGTAGGCGGTTCTTTTGGCGTTACGCCATTTACTTTGACTGTTCTCATGCGTCACCTCTTTGTTTCAAAAGTTCTCGCTCAATACCGGCTTGAATACGTGCTTGAGTCTGAGATTCCTGACTTGCCAGCCTTTGCTGGAAGTTTGCTTCGCGTTGCGCAAGTTTTTCTCGCTCCAACTGGAGCTTGGCTTGCTCTTCTACAACGTCGTTTTGCTCTTGCTGCGCCTTGAGTTGCAGTTCTTGTTCCTTCAAAGCAATCAGCGGATCTGGTCCCTGCTGTTCTTGCGGCTGTCCAGCCTGTTGAATCTGCTGGCCCAGAGCGACTACTTGTTGCATGCCTTGTGCTACAAACTGCGCCACCATCGCTTGGAACGGCGCGTTGTTGGCAGGATCTGCAATCGCCACGTTCGGGTTTTGCTGCGCAAAAGCAGCCTCCGCTTGCTCTTCCGCCATCAACTGGATGTGGTTCAAGATGTGCTTCTGGATGGTAAGCACCACCTGCGGCAACGTAGCGGCCACACCACCCGTTACAAACAACAAGTGGGCCTGTATGTGCGCCATGTGATCTTGACCCTTAAAAGCCTCTAAAGGCACGTTCTCGAGGGCGTCCATGTTTTCCTGCGCAGGGTCTTTCGGGCGAACCTCGTCAGAGACTTCGGCGTTTAAGATCTGATCTACATTTCTGACACCCATAGCGTCGTAAACTCGACGATATACCTGCGGCATATTGTGGATCTGCGGCGCCTGCATAGCCATTTGTAGCTCCGTTTGAGCCAAAGCAATGCGCTGACTTTGCGAAAAGATATTCGGGTCAGAAACCGGCAATACATCTACACGTTCATCAAAATCCTTAGATTTTACCGCCTGATCCGCCCCAGCAACGGCGTACGGGTACACATCTGGCAGGCTTTCGTTCATTACGCGCGCCAAAATGCGAAACTCTACTTTCATAGCATAATGTAGGCGCTTATGTATGGCGCTCATAACACGACCGCCTTGCTCAATCATAGCAATCGTCGTGCCAACTGCCGCCGATTGATTGCCATCACCTACTTTCATATCGGTAATCGTCGCAAAACGTTGAGCCGCGCTTACTACAAAGCCCAAAAGCTGGAATAACGTGCCATCCGGCCCTTTAAAAGGCAAAGGCATCAAACTATCGCGTATAACGCCTCCCGGAGCATCTACATCTCTGAATTCACCGGGCTGTAAGGGGTCATCGTCGTCTCTGATCCGTAAACCACGCGCTTTAAAGCCTGCAGGCAGGTTCGAAAGGGTGCCCGCGTCGATTAATTGACGTAAAGCTGCCGTTGCAGTCCTAGAAAGACCGCCAATCGTGTGAATCAAGCCCATTCCGTAAAAACCAAAGCCCGGAAGGAACTTGTAGTGAACGAAATACTGGATTTTTGCCGTCAAAGGGTCGTCTTCGCGATAATTTCGTCGAATAGCCAACACTTTTCCGTTGTCTTCACTGATCGTAACGACGTAAGGGACCTTGATACCGGTCATTTCACCGTCTTCGTCTGTGTCTTCGTACCCCTCGAGGTCTAAATCGACGTGGCATTCCAATAACGTGCAGTCATAGTCGACGCTAGAAGCCCTTGTACCGTCAATGTAGTCGATTTCGTCGCTTACACTAGTCGAATCGGGCTGTGAAGGCAGTACTTTGATGTCTCGATAGAAACCACTGACCTGCTGTTTGCGCAAATCGTTCAGTGACATACGCACAATGTGCGTTATGTTCGGGCAAGTCTCCAGATCGTTGCTTTCGTACGGCACAATAAGGTGTTCCGCCGGTATAAATTTGCAAACCGGACGGCCCAAAGCGTCGTCGAAATACACTTTTTTGAATGTTGAGCCTGCCAAGGGCAAATAAAACAGCATTTGGTCAAACTCAGGCGTGTATTCCTCCATCACATTAGTGATGTAGTAATTCATAAAGTCTTGAACACGCTTGGCCTGATCCATCTTGTCCGTGCTCTGTGAGCCAAGGACCGTGGTTCTTACTGGGCCGCTCGCTGGCAATAGCTCATTGAACGCCTGTGCTTGGAACTGAACCGCTGCTTCTGCCAAAAGTGGGTGTGTTACGCCCGTAGCGCCCCGAAAGGGCTCTGTACGCTCTTCGTAGTTGAAACCCAAAAGCTCAAGGCCCTTGGAGTACGCGTCTTCCCAATCCTGTCGAGATGCCCGGTTCGCGCTGTATTGATCCATGAGCTCGTTTGAAACTTGGGAAAGCACCGAATCAGGTAGAAACTCTGCCAGATTGTCGTAAAAGTCGTCTTCACGATCGCGATTACGAAACGGGTCAAAGTCTAAAGTAGCGCCGCCATCGTCTTCTTGAACGATCTCAACGCCTTCTATCTCTACACGTGTCGCTATGTCGCCGGGCAAAGCCTCGACTTCCACCGCCTGCACGTCCTCTAGGTCAAGGTCCATGCCTTGACGATCCATCAAAGAAACAGGTGGGGTATCACCATTTGCCATATTTAAGCTCCAAAGCTACCAATGCCGCGATTCAAGCCTACATCACCACCGTATCGCATACCACCCGGATTCGCTATGTCAACAATTTCGGGATCTTTACGAGGTGGCTTACCCGGACCGCCGCCACCGGTTCGTACACAAACGGGTTTGCCATTTACAAACTGCAACGTGTAACCGTTACCACATCGATACATTTGCGTAGGTTCTAGTCCAAATGTGCCGGGGGCCGTGCTTTGGGTGCCCGTATTAATAATGCCGGAGTTTTCCCCCGGTGCTGCTGACCCTGCGGTAAACGCGTCGGGATCAATGTCAGTAAAATCAGTCGTGCTAAACAACGACGGCACCGCTTGTTGAGCTACGGGTTTGTAAACAGGCATCGTGTAGCCTGTTGCACGCTCTTCTTCTGTGCCCTCAAAAGGCATGTAGGTGCGCTGAATGTCCATGCCTTGGGTTGTCGGGAATCCGGTGGTGTATGGCGATATGGTGTCCGCCACATCGAGATCCACTTGATTGAGTAATGTTTGAATACCGGCAAGACCCAGACCGGTCGGTCGACCATACGCTCCCCGATCGATTGCCGTGTCTGTTTCTGTCGGTGTAGTAAATAACGGCGCTTCGGCTGCTTGTGCGGTTTCTGCGGCCTGCAAAAGCT